TAAATCAAGTAACGATAATCCAATTTTTACCCCTGTCGTCGTTATATTTATCAGTTTGGGAGCGATTTCTATGCCCTAGTAGTTTCATAGTATCAATTCCTTGATTATTATATAATCGTTCAGATAGTGAACGCTGTTCGTGAAATGTAGCTGGTGTACCGTTTCTCCAATCGATATCTGTTTTATCCCTAGCTTTGCTAAAGTTGGTTGTCAGGGTATTTCCTGGCACTTTGGCTCCACGTAAGGCCATTGATGTTGAACGGAAGTAATGTACAAGATACGAACTGACAGTATAATCTCGGCAGCGAGAGATAACCTCACGCAAGGTTATGTTCAAAGCATCGCATCGAAGAGAAAGAGGTAATGCCAACTTTGCACCAGTTTTCTCCTGCACAACATGTAAGTGGTCATCCCAGATATCGCTGAATTTCATTGATGAAATATCACCCAAGCGCTGTCCTGTAACTACGGCCAATAGCATCGCATTGCCCATGTATCGGTGCTGTTTATCAGCAATGTCGAAAATCTTCTGCCATTCCTCTAGATTCAAACGCTGCCTGGTAATCTTCCTGCGCGGTTGCTTTGTTGCGAGCGCGGGATTGTAGCCCGGAGGAACTTCACCAACATGTTGAGCCTCTTTAAACACATCGATCAGCACTGAGCGAACAACCTGGCCCATACGTGGCTGTCCGGCGCCTGTGTACTCATCTAACAACGAAGCGATATCTCTGGCATCAACCTCGTGCAAGGTTTTCATTGCAAATTTTTGGCGTAGAAGGTCCACAGGCTTACGTTTTTGTTTAAACGTGTTGGGCTTGATATCACCGGTGCTCAGGCGTTCCTCCTGTATTTTCCAATAGCGATCGAGCCAGGTACTGACAGTTATATCTTTACCCTTAATTTGTGCCACTCGATCGCTAAGTGCCAGGATCTGCCGGCTACGTTGCTCCGCCAGTCGGCTATTTGCTTCTATCGCAATCTCACGAGCTTCCTGCTCATTGTCACCAAGAGCATGGTACTTCCCTGTAACCGGATGACGGTATCGCCAGTAGACCTTATTGGCCTTGCGGCTAAATAGGGGATACAGGTTAGGAATATCAACATTGTTCTTACGCGGTCGGGCTGCCATCGTTCAATATCCTTCGGAGCTTCGGATTGTCATTGTGCTTAATGATCGGAGTAGTGAGTGGGCCAACTAGCTCAGCATCTTCTCTCACACGCCATAACTTACCTTCCTTACGTGCAGGTGGGGCGAAGTGGCCCTCTTTAGCACAACGCCGCAAGGTATTTAGAGAGGGTGGTTTGCTGCGGTATCGCTCCGCAGCCCATTCTTCAAGCGTCAACATCTGTAACATCAAGTACCTCCACACATCACCCGCCGCATACGGGCATTAATTCAACCGTGACAAGTCACACACTGTTAATTTGGTTTCATGCCACCCGTAGGTTTGCCAGCACTCAGAATCACCAAGAAAATAACAACCTGCTGGGTCACCTGGTAGTTTGTCTTTGCACTTACCGCAGCACCGTTTATTCCGTGCCGCCAGCTGCTTTTTTAATTCGGCGTTATCCTTCCTGATCAGCATTGTGATGTATTCATCCAGGTCGTATGGTTCGCGTTGTGGCCGGCGAGCTGCACAATTCTCTCGTAACATCTCAGCCTCTTGCTGATCTAGCTTGATTTCGACAGGGACAATACCAGCCAGTCGCTGGCGCTCGCGTTGGGCTGCTTTACGCTCTGCATTAGTCTTCGCCATTGATGATCTCCATATATGCATTTATGAAGGTTTGCGCAGCTTCCGCATTGATAGCATTGCCGTAGGCGCGCAGTCGTCCCACTCTTGCGGTAACCCCATTAGCCAACGGGAATGAGCCGGGTCTAACTGGCCGCCACTTTCCATCCCTGCAGAAGAGCCAGTCAGCATCTCGCCAGAAACCATTAGTCTGGCTTGGGTTCCTGCTCCGGAGGCAGGCCTTGCTGCCTTTTCCCCATCTAATGCCTTCGGCTCTGGCCATGTTGTCAACCACGCCACTCGTCCCAGCAATGAGTTCAGTGGAACATTCAGGCATTCTTTTCCGTCCTTCCAGTCCCTCGTGGTGGGTGTTGGCCACCCAGTATGCGCGGTCACGGATGTGCGGAGAGCCGATGCCCGCAGACGGGAACGGGACAATCCCGAAGGCGTAACCCATTGCTTCCAGGTCAGCTTGTACAAGGTCGAACCAAGCATTTGCGTTGCCGCTTGCAACTTGTTCACCAAAGACGTGCTCAGGGCGGCACTCGCTGATGAGCCAATGGAAATGTGGCCATAGGTGCCGCTCGTCATCAAACCCATCGCCTTTGCCTGCCGTGCTGAAAGGCTGGCACGGACAAGAACCTGTCCAGACTGGTTTATCGTCAGGCCATCCGGCGTTCCGCAAGGCATATGACCAGACTCCGATTCCAGCGAAGAAATGGCATTGAGTGTAGTTTCGTAAGTCATCGGGTTTCACATCCTCGATTGAACGCTCATCAACGTCACCAGGCGCTATATGACCAGCAGCTATCAAATTACGGAGCCACTGGGCGGCGTATGGATCAATTTCGTTGTAATAAGCAGAAGTCACTAGGACTTCCTCAGTTCGGCATCCATTTGGAAGCTATTTTGTTGATAGGCAATGGCCATTTGCTCAGCATCGTTCATCGCATCATGGAGCGAATTATGCTTAACCACCGCAAAGCAGGGCTGGTGGGTTTTAGGTAGATAGCCACGGTTTCCCTTTGTCATTGCGTCGATATAAGTGCGTACGTCACGCTTGCCACCCCAATGCCAAGGGCATTCGATCCCGTTAGTTCTATAGGCATGCTCCAGGATAGAACCATCGAAGTCAGTGCCACGGAAGAATATCCGGGCATCTGGATGGGCTTTTATCCAATGAGAGAGCAGGGCGAGGCATTGGCCAATTGGCTCTCGGTCTCCCGTAAGAGCTTCATGTGCATCTTCAGATTGTTCACGCCACCAAGCCTGGGTCTCGGCGCTTACATTGCGGCCCTGCATTAACTGACCGAAAGTATCTACCAGACAGTAGAAGGCCGTATTTGAGTAATCAGCCATCTCTGCATCACGGGCTATCTGGATAATGCTTTGTTGTGTTTGACGAACGTCAGAGATATCGAATGCAAATGCCCCAATAGATAGAATCACAGCACTTGGCTTGGTATCCATTGTTTCGGTATCGATCGTAATAGTGTTGATCATGTTAATTACTCCACACTGTTCTTCGGAAAAGTGAAACTTGGCCTGGAAGGTCATATTTCGCCCAAGTTAAAAGTGGTTTGGTGTTTGAGGACAATAACCCGCATAGTTAAGCCTCATACTTTCTATTAGACATGCCCATAAAAACTTCATTAGTTAAATTATAAAATACATGAAAAATAGAACGCTAATTAATGTTAAATGAAATTATCAATAACTGTAACATTGTCATAATTAATGGGGGTCCAGTATAGTATTGCTTTTAAAATATACTAGGTGACTCATGAGTATAAATTTGGCTATGTATAGGTACAACAATGCAATTGATAGAGGACGAAAGTCCATACAGCTTTCAATAGCAATAATGACTGTTTGGATGGCATTGTGTATTTTTGTTTTTAAGGTGATAGATTTATCTATAGGTAATACTAGTTTAAATGCTGCAATTCATATTGATTTTAACTGGAAAGTCTTCTCGACATGGGGGATTATTACATTATTCACTTTGACAGGTGCTTTCACGTATGGATTCCTTGCATCCAATACTGAATTGAAAAATGCTAATGAAATAATAAATAATTTTTTTATCTCAGATGACGATGATCCAGCCAGGTTGACAGTAATAGTTAAAAAGCTGAACGAAATCACTAACGAGCTTGAAAATTTTTATATAAAATCCTCAGCTCTAAATTTGATATCATTTATTCTTGTATTCGTTAGTTTTACAACTGGCTATCTGTCTGTTGAGGAGGTAATTAAGTTCTTGGATAAACATGACTTACTTTACTCTATAGGGGCATCCATAGCTATTCTTGTTTTTGTTGGTAATTACCAAAAGTTAACTTTATGGTTAAAAAAAAGAAAGAAAAATAAAACTAATGATAAGTTATAGCTTCTTTTGAGAGGCTATAGGGTTTTCTATTATTCTGTTAAAGAGCGAAAAAAGTGCGGCTGACACCAACCCAGCGAACAGCCGCCAAGACTACACACAGCATAAATTCTTGCCGGATATCCGCGCTTGCTTTCGCTGCAGTGCCGCCGGCGCGGCGCATAAGGTGTGGCGGCTGGTAAACAACGCCCCCGAAGTTTCCAGCCTAACCACATCGGTATGCTCACTCATGAGTTTCAGGATTCTCCACCGCTTCCAGACTTGAGGGAAAGGGCGAGTGAGCATGCCGTTGTGTGCCGGGATTTTTATCCACGCCCGGCGCGTGGGTACCCGTTGTTGCTGGGTGTTCTGTGGTATGATTTATGCGCCAACACAATCAACCACAAAGAGGTGTATATGTCTGATAATTATCCGTTTGAAGGATATAGATATCCTGAGCGTCAAGATCGTCCTTCACCAGATAGCCAAGTTCCATATAGGCCTACCGAGCGACAGCCGGAGCCTGAGCCTAAAAAGTAAGAGGCAGCAAATGACCCGAGAAAACACTATTTTTCACATCCGCTATTCGTTCCACATTGAGACGATGCAGGCGACTTTTTATAGCAGGCTGGATCGGTTACTAACGTTTTCACAAATCATGCTCGGGTCAGCTATTTTCGCTACTTATGGAAGCCTTCCACTTTTTGGCGCTATTGTTGCCTCTTTATCTGCTATTAGTTTCGTTTGGCAGCCGAGTAAAACTGCCATGCTGTGCGAAGCACAATCCAAGAAAATGAAAGAGCTAATAACGAAGCCAGACAGTATTTCAGATTCTGAACTTCATGCCGCATACGTTAAGGCCGAGGAGACGGATAATCCAATGCTTGGCCTCTTGCGTGACGCCGCTTACATAAGAACGCTGATCGTTCTTGGCCGCTCATCCGAAGCAATTTCCGTCAAACTAAGCTTTCTTCAAAAAGCGGCAGCTTGGTTTGCTGGTGACCTTCCAAAGCCTTAATCATTTACTCTGCGAATCATCCCGATCTTCGTGTGCCTCGGGCGGCTACTTCGTGGGCGTCCTCCCTGTTCGCTGCCGATGAATTAACATTAAGATATCTTAAATTAAAAGTCAATGTTAAAATTAAGATAACTTAAATAAGTGATTTTTAACTGAGGTGGGCATGGAAATGAACTGGGAAGACGAGCGGGCGGCATTTATGGGATTGTGGCGGAGACAGGGAGGGAGGTGAGACAAACACCGGCGCGATGGCCGGATTACTGCTTGTTTACGTAAATTAGAAGTTTCTCAATTTTTTCAAGGGCTTGTTCAGGATTTAAAAGTTGAAAATCGCCATATTCATTTTGCTTGCCATAGTTTGTCACAGCATCGCGGTATTTTTGCCAAGAGAGCAATATTGAGTTCTTGAATCTCGCTTGACTTACATCTATCAGATTATCGATTTCAGATTCTGAAACTGTAAGCCCATGAGCGCCTGGGTAAATTCCTTGTACTATCAACCGTTTTTGCTCTCGCAACTTAAGGCGTATAGCATCTGAAACGGCATTAAATTCTTTCCTTTTTTCGCCTTTTACGGCAAATCTATAGCTCAAGTATCCACTTGCAGGAACTGCAATGAATGATACGACTATTGCAACAAGTGAAAGAATTCGATCAATCGTCATGGAGCACCGGTATGAAAAATGTAAGTTTATTGCCGCTTATTGCACTGGTCGTGTCACGCACAAATCTTGCGATTATTCTTTTTATGATCTGGAGGTTGCGAGATTAACGTATAACATCATTAATTTCTTCATCTTCAACATGGCGAGAGGCTTTAAGAATTCCGGCAACATACTCTACTTTCAGCACTGCGCTCTGCTGCAATGTTATTGGCCTATGGTCTTGATTGATACTAGTAAACTGATATCCGCCGTCGCGAGTGTAGTTGAGTACCTTGATCATGTTATGTCCGTCAGTAGTACGAACGAATACTTCATCTCCTGAATGGACTGAGGTACCTGGTTCTATGAGTACAAACTCACCCGACTGGATGCGTGGCCACATGCTATCGCCACGAACACGAAGGCCATAAGCATTAGGATCATCGCTGTAAATCTTGAGCCAACCGCCGCGGTCCTCGACCATGTCGATCATGCCATCAACTCCTAAAACGGCATCACCAACTACAGGGACGAGCCCTGGTCGAACCTTGCCTGCATATATGATGTTTTCATCTATCGCATTGCCATATAGCAGATGAGATGGAGAGCATTCTAATGCTGCTGCGAGAGACATTAAATTATCTCCTTTTGGCTCCGTTTCTGAACGCTCCCATTGCGAAATCGCAGCGTTAGATACACCAACCTTTTTAGCCAAAATCACCTGACTCAGCTTCTTCGATTTTCTCAGCGCATGAATGCGCTCGCCTACGGTTTCTTTTTTCATAGTTAAGTAATCTTAAATCTAGTTGACTAAAGATTCCTTTAGTTAAATAATTGAAGATATCTTAAATTTAGCAAGGTGAAAAATGCTCAAAGAAAAAGTTGTCAAGCACTATGGATCTCAGCGTGCGATTTCAGCCGCTCTCGGTGTTAGTGATTCGGCCGTATCTCAATGGGGTGAAGTCATACCTGAAAGAGTCGCGCTGAAATTAAGCCGTATTACTGGCGGTGTCCTGGCTTACGACTCTTCGTTTTACAAAAAGTCTACCGCCCCAGCGGCTTAACCAAAACCACAGAAACGGAGAAGCCTTGTGGACAACAAAGACTTTCCTACCCAAGACGACATTAGTGAAGCAATACACAAGCTGCTCACCCAATTCCCAGGCAAATACAGTGCGATGGCGAAGGAGTTGGATCCAGTGGCCGGGACTGAAAATGCTCTTCGTAACCGCGTCCGCCAGGTATCAGGACAGGTAGTGCCGTTGGGCATGGCTGTAGAAATGGAATCAATCTCAGGCCGTAGCGATATCACCGAGGCGATGTGTAAGCACGCTGGTGGCGTATTCGTGAAGCTGCCAGAAATCGAACAGGCGGATAACGAAGAGTTGTTGATCAAGTTCAACGAGCTGATGTCAGCGCTTGGCCTGTTTGCTAAAGCGCATAACGAATTTACAGCTGATGGGGTGCTGGACAACGACGAGAGCAGAAAGCTGAAAGCTAAGGGTTACCGGGTTCAATCGCTGGTGGCGGAGATATACGCCGTGACGGTGATGATGTTTGGAGAGGGTGACGCCCAGGATATGCGGTCCCGGGCGTCGAGTGCATCAATTAAACGTGTGGAGTAATTAACGCATGAACAGAGTAACAGAATCTCGTTTGCGTGGGCAATTTCGTTGTGTAGCTGCGAGCTGCGCTAAACCGCCAGTGCCGTTGCGTTATGTGATGAGAATACCCGGCGGCTGGTTGCCTGTCACCCACAGCGCTCTACAGGAAGTTGTGGATCGTTGCAAATATTTGGCACTGCCGGCGCCAGGAGTTGTGGCATGAGCGTAAAAGTCTCCAGCTATGTATGGGACGGCTGCGCTGCGCACGGTGTGAAGGGTACCAAGCTGCTTGTAATGCTTCGTCTGGCTGACTTTTCGAATGATGAGGGTATCTGCTATCCGGGGATTGAGAAAATCGCCCGTGAGATTGGTGCTGGCCGTAGTACGGTCACGACTGCGATCGGCGAATTAGAAAGTGATGGATGGCTGACACGCAAGGAACGCCGTAGAGGGCAGCGCAACGACAGCAATATTTACACCCTGAATGTACCAAAGCTGAAAGCAGCGGCATTAGGCATCGAGTCTCACCGTCCAGTTTCTGACACGTCAGAATCTGACCATTCAAAATCTGACATGTCAGAATCTGAACGTTCAGAATCCGACCGTTCAGAAAACACGAAAAAAGGCACTTCTCACCCGCCAGAATCTGGGGGGGATCCGTCAGTAAATTCAAAACAAGATCCATCAGTAATAAAACCTGTTGGTCAACCGGCTACGCCAGCTGACCCGCAACCTGCCGATTCTTTGAAAATCGATTATCAGGTTGTTCTCGAAACATTCCACACCACGCTGCCGGAATTGCCCAAGGTTATCAAAATCACTGATAGCCGCCGCAAGGTGCTGCGCAAGCTCTGGAAAGAATACGACCTGACCGAAGAGAAATGGGGCGCTTACCTCCGCTACATCGCCAAAAAATGCCGTTGGATGCTTGAAGACCGAGCAGACACCAACACTGGCAAGACCTGGCGCAAAAAGGACTTCGACTACCTGATCACCGAGACGTGCTATCTGAGCGTGAAAGAGGAACGGGCTAATGACCTGCCAAAAGTTCAGAAGTTTGACAACGCTGCGCGAGAGGAGGCTTACACCCGCCTTATCTCTCAGCGCCGTAAGCCACAAAACGAGGTGGAGCGTCTGGCTAAAGAAATGGCCGGGTCATTAGGCCGCATGAGTGATTACGACGCACGTCGGGCATTCGTAGGCATTTGGGCTCAAGCGATCACCAAGGCAAGCGAGAACGACTTAGCGAGGTTGGCATCATGAAAAAATTAACGATCCCTGTGGACGTATTCGAAAGCGAACGCGTTAACAGCGGCATCCGTCGGTTAATCCTCGCAGGCATGCTGAAGGACAGCCCAGAAAATCAAATGGGCCGAGTAATTCAGGCCGCTGCCGGTGCTCAGTGGATGACGTTACGCGATTTGGAAAGAACCGTTTTCATGATGTTTTTCGTAGCTGACACCCAGGCGGCGATTAGTGCCCGGCTGCGTGAAGTTGATCCCAAACTACATGGGCTGGTGAAGGAAAAGTGCACGCTGAAGGATCCGGACACTGGCAAGCTGGTTTATTTCTACCGCCTGGTAGCCGTAGAGGATCAGCCAGCATGAAATTAACGTTGCCATTCCCCCCAAGCGTTAACGGCTACTGGCGTTCGCCGAACAAGGGATCATCCCGTGGTCGCACTTTGGTCAGTGAGCGCGGCAGGGCATTTCAGGCAGAAGCTATCGCTCAGGTGATGGAACAACTGCGCCGCCGGCCGAAGCCAATCAGTGCTGACATATCCGTAGCGGTTGTGTTCTACCCGCCGACAAAAGCCCGTCGGGATCTGGATAACTTCTTCAAGGCGTTGTTTGACGCTATGACGCAGGCTGGCGTGTGGCTCGATGACAGCCAGATTAAGCATATCGATGCCAAGTGGGGGCCAGTCATCAAGGGAGGCAAGGTTGAACTACAGATCAGCGAGGTGGTGCCATGCGTGGGCTGATGAAAGGTGTAGTTGTCCGTGAGCTGGGACAAGTAATCTTTAAGCCTGATGCTGAATTACTGCCTATGTTTGGAGAGCGGGTGCTGGTGGCCACGGTACCAACTGAGTTTCGCGATATGCCATCTGGTGCACTGCCGGCGGTTAAGCAGCAGTTAGCCAGTGATCCGCGTTTTCGCCCGTTCTTTCAGCATGAGCGTGTTCTTGTTGTCGCTGGTGGCATTAACAGCCTGGAGAGTTGGCTTGATCGCCGTAATGAATGCCAGTGGAAGTGCGCCGAGGACGATTATCACGACAAGAACATGGAGACCATGCGTTATGGCGCCGGTGCTATTCGTTTGTGCTGGCACCATGCGAACTTGTACCGCGATAAGTCCATGGATGAATTATCAGCCATAGCAGAGCAAAATATTGCTGACTTCGTGGTGTACCGGGCCAGAATGCACTTCATGTTTGATGAGAGCCACCAACTGACCTTGCCGGAATTGTGCTGGTGGGCCTGGGTGAATGAGGTAATTGATCTGATCCCCGATGATGTCGCTGCCGCCTCGTTACGCATTAAGCCGCGCACCATCCCAACAGGGCACCGAAGAGAGGCTGACATTACCACCAGTTTATCACCTACCCAGCAGATAGCGGAGATAGCCAAGAAGGCCGCGAAGGTGTTGGTAATCGACCCAGAGCCACCAAAGGCATTATTCAAGATCCCAAAGCGCGAGCGATGGACGAGCGAAAAGTTTACTCGTTGGGTTAAGTCTCAGCCGTGCGCTTGCTGTGGTGGAGCTTCTGACGACCCGCACCACATCATTGGTCATGGCCAAGGGGGAATGGGTACCAAGGCACACGATTTTTTTACCATTCCGCTTTGCCGGAAACATCACGATGATTTGCATCGTGACATGTCACGGTGGGAAGAAAAGCACGGAACTCAGATCGAGGTGTGGTTCAAGTTTATTGATCACTCGTTATCAGTCAAGGCTATTTCTTAGGTAAAACAGGTTAGTGAAAATAAATGGTTTTTTAGCTAGAATGTTTACCACTGTATTATCTAATTGCTGGGGGTATAAATGGCTATGGAATGTGTATTTTGTGGTGCAGTCCCGAATCATAAAACTAGGGAGCATATAATTCCTCAATGGCTATTGCGGATGACTGGGGAACCAAAACGTTTAGCGAATTTTGGTTTTGATTCCCAAAGTAATAAAGCAAGGAAGTTCCCGTTTGATGCATTTACCTTTTCCGCTTGTGATCAATGCAATTCTGAATATTCAACTCTAGAAGATGAGTGTTCGATTGTATTTGATAAGGTTATTAATGGTGGCATTGTAAATGGAAGGCAGATAACTATTTTGCTTGATTGGTTTGATAAGGTTAGAGTTGGAATATGGCTTGGTATGAGGCAGCTTGATAGAAACAAAGCCGGAATTACTCCGAATTTTTATATAAAAAATAGGATCGGCATGCATGATAGAGTATTATTTATAGAAAGAATGAAAAAACACCCTATGGGGGTTAACTTTATCGGTTCAGACACGATGAGTTTCTCATTAACACCTAATGCCTTTTGTCTTAGGGTAAATAATTTCTATTTTTATAATGTTTCTCATATGTTTCTGTTAGCGAATGGTTTAGGTTTCCCATATCCAGAGTCTATTGAATTAGCTGGCGGGAAGTTATCTAAGGTGACGTTAACCACGGGGGATGGTGCTATAAAAGAAAGGTTAACTCCTTTTGATGTGAATGTTAATGGTGTGGGGATTTTTCAGCCGATGTTAAAAGGCGAGGCTAGAAGAATTGATTTAATATCTAATGGATATGTTAGTAAGTATATGATTAATATGAATTCTGGAGTGGGTAAAATATTTGTAGATAATGGAGTGAGAAATGAAATTGATATATCTGACTCTTTGGTTATTACCCCTGATTATATAGATGGTTTTGAGGGGCAAATGAAAAAGGCAAACTTGAATGTCTTGGGTATTCAGGATTTTTACATGAACGAAGCACTAAGTGGTATGACTTTTTCATTGTTATCTAAAAAACAAAAAAAAGATGCGAAAATATCTTTTCGCGCTGCAATTCTATTAAATGAAAAATATAGAAATCTATTATCATGATCTATTCTTAATATAAAATTGGTGTGCGGACCAATATGTGTGGAGCGAGATTTATGAGAGATATTCAATTGGTTTTAGAACGTTGGGGCCAATGGGCGAAGGAAGGTAGTGCTGTAGATTACTCGCCTATTGCAGCCGGATTTAAGGGGGTACTGCCAATTACCGGCAAAAGCAAGTTATCCTGTTGTGATAATGATGGACTGATCATTGATGGTGCTGTCGGGCGACTGAAGAAGCTGCGGGACGAAAAGGAATTTGGCGTTATTATGCTACATTATCGTCATGGAGTATCAAAATCAGCAATAGCGCGTCGTTGGAAAATCTCAGAGGGTAGTGTCAGACAGAGACTGATGATGGCTGAAAGTTTCATTGAAGGGTGTCTGGCAATGACTGGCACCACACTGGAAATGGATGCTTGGACGTACAAATCATCTTTATTGGTATTAAGCTAATAACGATAGTTTTCGCCCGTAACGACGCATCGTAAAACATTATTCCCTAGATTGGATACCCGTATCAGTCCGGCGAAAACTATTAGTGAATATAATCACTTGGTAATTAAGTTGCGGCGATTAGTAACGGGAATCCGGAAGTGGTAGCTATAGTTGACTAATACAGGATAATTAGTCAGATAACGTCCACCTTTGGCTCAACACTGCCACCCTGATGGATATCATGTCTGCTTTGTGCGAAGCGAGGATGTTAATATTTATCTACTTACAATGAAGAATGGCTACGAAAGCTGCTGTTATTTATTGTGCCTTTAGCTTTATTACTCTGATTTCCATTTTTGCAAGAAGCGGAAAGAGCTATGTCTTTCCGCTGGAATGTCTGCTTCAAACCTCGTCTGGGAATGCTTACAAGCTTTCGCTAGTGTATTTCTGTAGCTGTTGTTTGGCTTCCTGATAAATTTCCGAGTTAGTTAGCAGATAGGTACAAAAGTTTGAAAATTTTGCACTGGGCAGTGCCAATTCTTCAATCGTATGCAGCGCGTCACTTATCTTTCCTGCTCTATTTTGCTTGTTTTTGGAAGTGCGAGCCAGGTAAAATTCATCAAGAGCCTCACGAATTTCAGTCTCGAAAATGCGAAAATTAACCAAAATGGCGCCTCTTGGCGATAAAAGCCTTTTATCCGATAGCCCGCACACTTCAATGGTTTTTTTAGCAATGTCGTAGTTGGGCCCTGCTTTAGGTTCGATGATGATATCCATATAGGTAAAGCAATCACAAGGATCAAGGTCGTAAGGATTTATGATTGGTTCTCGCTGTGTATCATGATTCAATTTCTTGTTATTGCATGCTGAGCAACTGTAAAGTAGATTTGTCCATTCGAATACTTTATCTGTGTACAACGATTTCGGATGGAAATGCTCAACTTCAGCAAAACCTGTTTCGGCAGGTTTTCCTTCACAAAAGGCACATTTTTGGAACGAGCTTTCTTTCAGTGCGTTTCTTATATCATCGTGACGATAAAACTTTAATCTAGCATCCTTTTCTTCTTTGGGTATTTTTTTATACTCGCCGTATTTACCCACCAAATCCAAAATGTCCCGTGTCCAGGTTGAACTATTATCACATAAAACCTGTGGTTCTGGTGGTCTGGTTAACTTAATCATTCACTTTTGCCTCCATTCCGGCGATGCGGGTTTTCAGTATAATTAATATCGCATCATCCGGATGACTTATAGATTCAAGGCGTGTATAGCTAACTTTGAGAGCATCAAGATTATTTTCCTTGATATTATCATAGCAAGTCTTTACCAGTATTTCGTAATCTTTATTTTCAAGACTTCTTACGCCCATTAGCTCAGTCAAAATTAGGTCTGTGCTCCAGCCCGAATACGCCTTATTAGAAGGTTTGAAATCATATACTTCATCAGTATAAGAAGACGGAAGCATGATAATTTCATTTTTAATCGCCGATGCCAGAAGATGTGGCGAATGAGTTGTTATAATGAACTGTAAGCTAGGGAATATTTCCGCAAGTCCCTTCCTTACTGTAAGTTGCCATTCCGGGTGAAGGTGGTTGTCAAGCTCATCTATAAGTACCGTCCCACATGCTTTTGTTACATCTCTTTCCCCTTGTGGCAAGCAGGCCTCAATCCATTCAAATATAGCAATAATAATATATAATATGCCTTGAAATCCTGATGATAGTTCCTCTAAAAAACATTCTTTGTCATATATTGAAAATACCGGTTCAAGGTCGCGCCCTGTTTCAATGTAACGGAAGTTACTGTTGAAAGGTCCTATCACCGGCAATGACTTGACTAAATGGTCCCAATTCGTTTTTTCTTCTTTTGCCCAAGGTTTATCTATCACAAAATATCGGTTGATTAGCCATTGTTTTACATCTCGAGCGGAATTGTTGTATAGGAAGTTTAGAGCATTTTCGCAATACATATCCCTGTTTTGTGCGTTATCTGTCTCTTTGGTGACTCCTGCAATAGATCTATAGATTATCTTTCTCTGAGCACCAATGACAAGAGGGGGGAGTGTGTAAGTTTTTTTTGCATCATAAATTACAATAGAATTACGCCCTTCTTCTGAAGGTGGTTTAACCCACATATTAAGTTGATCGTTTCTGTATCTTCCTGCCCCCAGAAATCCCTGGCCTAAACCGAATCTATATTTTACTTCATTTTTATTCACATCGATCCAGTATTCACTGGATTTTTGGTGTCTAGAATACTCACCATTCCAAGAAATACAGTGTGCAATAGCTGCAAGAAGAGATGTTTTACCGCATCCATTGGGGCCCGTAATGAAATTGAACCTGTCATTGAATGTAACGTTAACTTCTGGAAAACGTTTCAGGTTTTTAACATGTAGCTTTTCTAATAACATCTATTACTCCTTAATGTAATGTTAATAATTTAATATATAAAAATCAAAGTTACTGTGTTGCCTTGAGTTCGGTATGATCATTTATGCTACAACAGCGCTCAGTTTTTGGAAATAGCATGTGAGCCGTGAATAGTGCGTTGTTTTCGTTACTACGACATGGCTGCTGTAAAACTGTACCAGATACTATGGTTCAAAAACCTTTACCGGTTTCCATTTTTTTATTATCAGGAAACTGGTAGTTAGCTGATGACTGGTAGCCACGGGGAACAGCATAGCGGTCCTTTCCTACTGCTGAGCACATTACCGTAGCGAAAATGCTCCTTTTTTGATCTATTCACGCTCGCTTTCTGCGGGATTTTTCCATGGCTACGGGTATCTGATCTGGCCAGCTCCTCTTAATGTAAGCAATGTCCGGATTTAGCATAGAGCTGTCTGTCCGGTTAGATACAGCTTTGTGTCGTAAAAGTGCCAGCTTAAGTTCGAGATAATTATAATCATCAATGTCGTAAGGAACGTAAAATTCTGCTTTTCGTTACGAATTTTACTGTCTATTGTGATAAGAGTGGTTACGCAGTCACGTAGCTTACCCAATCAGAAACCCCGCCGGAGCCAGGTTTTGTCGTTTTAGCATCCTTGCTAAACCAGTCAACCACAACGCAAGCCCATCCTGTCTCTGAGTGGCTTCGGAGGGAAGAGAGCTATAAGTCGCATGGATTCAGTGATTTTTGGCAATGAACTCATGGATGAAAACTTCAAATATCTATTTTTGTCGGAATTTTACCTAAACATTCAATATACGAAGTGGCATAAAAGCGTGACAGGATGCGTGAGGAGGCTATTTTAAAGTTGTTGTGCGCGCAACGAAAAGACCAATTTATGAATTCACGCATAAGGACACATGCTATGAAAAATTTGTCGATTTTAGTTGTTCTATCTTCATGCCTCTTACTTCCTCTAACCGCGTCGGCGGCGTCCGGCAAGTGCTACAGCGCTAAGAACTGTTCTGGAAAAGTTTTAAGCAATAGAGACGCGCATAACTGTAAGGTCAAGGATCGGGGCAAATCTTGGCTTAGTGATGTCACAGGCAAATGTACCAACCTGTAATCTGGCCAGTAATGCCATTTAGCGGCATTCATCATCGAAAGGCTGATTACTGATACGGTAACTACAGGGCTGCACCTCGGTGTAGCCTTTTTGCATTTCAGCCCCAGCCAATATCCGACACACACTTGGCACACTCCGTATCGCCTACTCGTTTACGGCTGGTGGCTGAACCCCATTTTTATAGTGATTACCCTGCGTTGTGCGGCCTTTGAGACAACGGTCACCATGTGATGCTTAGCCTCTTAATTGATAATGTTCATGTGCTGTATATGGATACAGTGTCAACAACAAGGAGCCTCACATGGCAAATCTGATTATTAGCGAAAACAACGACATTACGCTGACCCCGGAGCAAGCAAAGGCTCTTACTAAAGTTGAAGTCGCAGGGCAGTTTGAAAATGCTGTACTGCTGAACAAATACCTTGGCCGTATGTCTGTTCCAATGGAACTAGGTACCGAATTCGATGAGGTACTGAACACCGTACCTGCATACACGCTGGCAATCTCTGTCGAGGGGCGTTGTTTTTCTGGTGTAGGTGCTCCGACGGTATCAGCAGCAGGAGACTCGTGGGAATTCAAGTATCCATTTTACTTGCTAGAAAGTTACGCCGACCAAGTAATTACTCAACATATTCCGGTTTCGCAACCGGCATAACCAAAATAAATCAATCCCGGCTTGTGTCGGGATTTTTTTCATCACCCGGTACCGGGACAGAACCCCGGAAGGGGGAGGTATGAAAATGCCCCACAATGACAATGCCTTCCTAAGTTGGCTGGCAAATCTCTATTCGAACAATGCCAACTGGATAAACGGCATGGTGATTACATCAGTCCTGGCATTTGGTCGCGTCCTTTTCTACGGTGGCAAGATCCGCACAGCTTTGGTTGATGCATTACTCACCGGCCTTATAGCAGTGACTACTGTTCCTGTCCTATCCCCTTTATTAGTTCGGTCCATTGAGATGCTACCGGGTATGGAAGACGTGCTATCCAAAACCGAGACGATGAAAATCGAACTGTTTGTGTTCTCGGTGCTGGGGGTTATCGGTGCCAGGGTAATCCGCGAGGCGGCTATTTCACTATTGCAGCGGATGAGTGGATTGAACAGAAAGGGAGTTAGTGATGCAGATAAGTAAAACAGGTATTGAGCTGATAAAGCGCTTTGAAGGTCTGCGACTTAAAGCCTATCAGGATTCGGTGGGCGTCTGGACGATTGGCTACGGATGGACACAGCCGGTTGATGGAAAGAAAGTCGGTCCCGGCATGCAGATTGATCAGGCCACTGCCGATCGGTTGTTGAAATGCGGCATTGTTCAGTATGAACAGGGCGTTAATAAACTGGTGATGGTGAAAATCACTCAGGGCCAGTTCGATGCGCTGGTGAGCTTTGCTTATAACCTTGGATTGCGTTCGTTGAGCACTTCGACGCTGCTGCAAAAACTGAATGCAGGTGATAAGCAGGGCGCAGCTAACGAGTTCGGCCGATGGGTAAATGCTGGTGGCGTGAAACGTCACGGCTTGGTGACGCGTAGGGCGGCAGAACGTGAGTTGTTTTTGTCATGAACACCTCATTCAGTTTTCGAACGATGGCGATCGGTTTGCTGCTGGTGGCGTTGATTGTTGCTGGCAGGTTGGCGTTCTACTTCCACGGTAATGCGGTAGAGGCTGGTGAGAAGGTTAGGCAGCAGAAAGAGGCGCTGGCGCAGCAGTCAGGACTGATTGCCACCATGCAGGAACAGGACGCCCGTAACCGCAAGCTGATGGCCGAACAGCAAAAGAATAATCAGCAACTGCGCCAGCAGAGTGAACGCTATCAGAGGGCATTACGTGAAGCACTTAAAAACGACAAATGTGGGAATAGTCCTATGCCTGCCGCTGTTATTGACCTCCTGCAGCAAAACGCTGCCACCGGTACCGAAACAGGTCGTGCTGCTACCGCCTGAGTCCGTATTCACCCCATGTGAGCAACCAACGCTTCAGGGTGACACCTGGGGCGATGCACTCAGCTACGCGCTGGCGCTGCAAACAGCTTTATCAATTTGCGCCGGCCAAGTGACCACGCTGAACCAATGGCGGCCGGCCGCCGAGAGATAACTATTTTTTCATAGATGCTTCGCACTTATCTCTGAGTCTTGCGTATGCATCAGGCAACATCGGTGCACCAGTCATAACGCGGTAGCTACGGCATTCAGGTGTCTCATCGGGGTATGGGTTAAAACTTTCTTGCTGCTTGTCAGAGCATCCCGCAATAGCTACGAGTGGTAAAACTACGGCGAGTAAAAACATCTTCATTGGCGCCCTCCATGACTATCGTAAAGAAAAGCAATCTTAGCAGATGTTTGTTACCGATGAATTAATCAGCAAATGGCTGAGGCCAACGGTAAGTGGTAACACAACATCTCTAAAACCAGTGACAAAATTTCATCTGGCAGTCAGCTTTGAGCGAGGAGCTGACAGCGGGAGATGGAAAAATCCCAAGGTTAGCTGAACGATGGATATGTGGTCGATGCGTTGCAGCTACTTTCATCAAATAGTGAGAATATTGTCATTAAAAGTGAAAAAATTAGTGTTAGATTTTTTGAGATAAAGTGTATAGAATCAAAGCAGTACAAGATCTCGTAACTTTTAGCAGTGAATCAGTGTTCCTAACCACATAATATTTACTGCGAACTAATTAAAAATCATTACACACAGATACGTGAAAGGAATATAAAAATGACTAAGAGTTTATTTGAGGATATTTTCATATCGAACCAATATGATGCTGACTTCTCTTCATCGTATCTGGAATCAGTAATGAACTTAAAGAAAGGTGTTATTACTGACGAAGTTATGGATAATTTATTAAAATCCCTATCCAAATATGACTCTCAAAAGTTACGCAATCTAAGTCTAGATGACATAGGCCAAGAACTAAAAAGTCTAGGCATATCTGATGATGATTATGATTTATTAAAGTTGGTAGTTTCCTGTGAAGGTTACGATTTCTCAAAGACAATACAAAAGCTAGAATTAAAACTTCAATCCGCACCAAAAAACGATGACAAAAGGTAA